TTCACGTTATGTCAACTCAGCGAAGCTAACGAAACACTGTCATTTCCTACAGGTTGAAAACGACGCTTACGATTTGCAACAATGTTTACAACTAAACACATTTCGTTGCTTGCGTCAACTTTCGTCATATGAATGCCGTCGCGCCCCGTCACGGGTCGCTCGCTGATTTCCTCGCGCTTACAGACGGCCTGTCCATCGCCCGCGTCTCCGAGCTTCTACGCTGCTGTTCTCGCACCGTCCGGAACTATGTCGCCGGCCGCTCGCCGATCCCATGGCATCGGGTCGAGCTGCTGCGCCGGATCGCGTTTGACTCCAACCGAGCCGCCACGGGCGCGAACGCGTCGGCGCCGCCGCCGGCCGCGCCCGAATCGCCCGTAGTCGCCAATATCGAGCCCGACCCGTCGTCGCCTGACGTTCCGCCCGACGAGATGCTCGCATGGGTCGGCGTGCACGCGCCGCACTACCTGTCGAGCCAACGCAGCTTTACGCATTACGTGCGCGGCTGGAACGTCGTCGACAAGATTCGGCGCGCAAAGCTTGACGGCACGTTTGCGGCCGTCCTGGCGCGATGGCGAACCTTGTCGCTCGAACTGCCGCGCATGTGGCGCAGCGGCCCGCTTTGGGCTGGCATCGGGCCACCGGCTTATGTCCGTCGCGAAAGCGGATTGTAACGATTGTGCTACTCTCCTGCCTTCAATTTCACAACAGAAAAGGGACCAGCTATGGCCTATTCCGGGGTACGTCGCGCATGCGGCGTGTTTGCTATCGCCTGCCTTTCGGCGTTTTTCGCTCAATCCGCAGTGGCGGCCGGCGAATCGCGGCCAGGCGTTCATCAGATCAAGGGCGGTACGTGGCTGGGCTGCGATACTGAAGCGCGCTTCGACAAGATCATGTCTTACTCGGTTTCCGGGGACAAAGCAGCTTTCAAAAAGGCCGCCGTCGCCGCAATCAACGCCGGCAACTGCACGTTGTTTCGTGAGGGACAGACCGTTCACCTTGCCGATGTGAAGATCCTTGGCGGCACAATCAAGATTCGCCGCGACGGCGAGACCGACGAGTTCTGGACGAACCGCGAAGCGGTCAAGTAACCTGCCCCCGAAAGCCCGCACCAGCGGGCTTTTTTCATACCTGCCGTGCTCGGGTGGTTCGGATCGTTGACACGACGCCGTCTCATCTCGATACTGTATATATATACAGTATTTGCGATGCTCCCGTGGAAAGCGACGATGACAACGTGTTGGAATTCTTCAACGAACGCGCCGCGATCATGGAGTTCGAAGCGGGAAAACGGCGCTACGACGCGGACTTCTACGCACTCGCACGAACGCGCATGTACTTCGACGCGCGCGGCATTGCGATGCCGCGCCACGGCTATTTCAGTCCGTTCTGGAACACCGAATTCGGTTGGAACGATCACGACGGGAAGCCGGTTGTATTCCCGTGTGCAGCGACGCTCGCTCAAATGGCCGTCGATGCATATGATGAGGCACGACGCGCCGGCCGGCCGCACTCCATTTTGCCGGCGTGGCGCGCGCGGCTCAGTCGATGAGTTACCGTCTGCTCTTCCTGAAATGTGACCGGTGCCGATCCGTCGTCGGATCGTTGCGCACCTCCAGTTCGAGCGCGGACGTGAATCCGCCCTCGCCGATCGTATGCGTCACCGACTTGACGAGCCACGGCGTTTGATCGATGTCCGGCTTGAAGCCCGTTACCGTGACCGGCATTTCAGGAAACAGCTCGGCGCGGCCGAGCGCGAGCGTGTAGGACATGGTCGCCTGGCTGCGGTTGACGCGGGCCAGCTCAGCCTGTGCGGCCGCGCGCGCTTCGGCTTCGGTCGCATAATCCTCCGGCAACACCTTCACATTCTTGTTGTTGTCGCCGCCCACGATGACCGACTTTCGCTTGCCTTTCGCGTTCGAATGGTAATGCGCGCGCACGGCCTGATAACTCTCGCGCTCTGCAACGTGGTAGCGATGCTGATCACCGGATTGGCGCGTCAGGTTGAGCACGGCGAGCGCCTTACCGCTGACCGTCTTGCCCGAGCCGATCGGCATGAACAACAGATTTAGATCCTTGACGTTCATGACGGCGTCGTATCGCTTCGCCAGCCGCGTGAGAAATGACAAATCGCTTTCGTGCGTCTGGTCGATGTGTGCAATCCGGATTTTGCCGATGGTCGCTTCGACTTTTGCCGTCAGCGAGTGTCGGCCGGCGATCGTCTTCACGATATCGGCGATCGTTACGCCATGCCAACTTTTCTCCCGCCGCTGGTGCATGGTGTTCGTCATCGAGGCCGATTTGGCGCGGATCGTCAACACGTCCGGCGCGCCGCTGTGTTCGATCTCGTCGACCGTGAACGTCCCTTTGCTCGTGAGGGGTTCGCCAACCCATCCGATCGACAGTTTGATATCGGCGCCGCGCTTCGGGATATCGAACGCCCCTTTCGAATCGTCGAGGACGATGTCGAGCATGTCGGGTTCTTCCGAGCGAGATTCGGAGAGCGTCAGGCTGATGAGATTCGGCGCGAACAGGCGCGAGATGTCGCGACCGGCGAGCGTGATGCGATAGTCGGCCTGGGGTTGCTTGCGCACGATCGGCGCTTTCTGATCGATCATAAGACCTTCTTTGCCTTGTCGAGCACAATCGAAACGACGCTGCCTACCGGATCGCCGTTTATCGCCGATATCTGTTTGGCGGCCTTCACTGCCGCGTCAAGGCTGATCCCGCTCGCTGTCGACAAGCCCTTGGCGGCTGCGGCCGCAGCTTCCGGGGCGAGCTTGGCAACAACGCCAATTGCCGCCGCTTTGATCGAATTGATCGACAGGTTCTTGACGTTGTTGACGACAGTCGACGCGACCTTCACAACCTCTTTCACGTCGTTCACCGCCTGCTTGGCCGCCTTGAGCGAATCTTTGCCGTCGCCCTTCGTTGACGCCAGCGCTTCATCGGCTACGCGCTTCAACGTCAGGTTGAATTCGATTTTGCGTGCGACGCCTTCAGGCGTGTGATAGCTGGCGGACTCGTTCAGGCTTTCGATAACGTATGCACCGTAGACCGTGCCAACGCCGTCGACGAGCACATACGCATTGCCAACGTCGCCCATCTTTGCCAGTTTTTCGAGCGATGCGGCCGTGCCAATGTCGTTGTCAGCCGCAACCATGCCATTGAGGGTAATCGTATCGTCGCCGGCGCCGGTGAACTGGCTGGCGTCACGCGCGCCGACGCGCGAACTCGTGCGGTGCTTCCAGTTGCGCTGCCGCTGCAGTTCCTTGTATGGGGCGGTTTTCAGGCTGAAAACGAAGCTGTCGAGGGACATCATCATATGCGTTACTCCTGCACGGCTCAGTCGGACAGGCGCGCGCCGATGCGGGCCTGCTTTGACCGCTCGCGCCGATCCAGCTCGGCGCGCACGGCTTGCGCAATCGCGGCCGGATCCGCTCCGGGGGCCGAGTAAATGTTGATCGTGATCCCGGCAATGCCGCCGGCAGCCGCGTTTCCGGCTGCTGGCGCCGAGCCGATGGGCGGTCGGGTGTCGATGGGTACGGTTGACCGCACGAGCGGCACGGCGGCCGTTGCTGCCGGCCCGCCAAACGCTGTCACGGCAACGGTTGCGAGGCCCACGGCGGCCTTGGCAACGCGGCCCTGCTCGCCGTCTATGCCGATTGCCGCACCCTCACCCATGAAACCGCCCAGCTCGGCGAACACTCGGCTTGGGCTATGAATCCCGAGCTTTTCTTTGAACCAAGAAATCGCGTTCTCGCCGACATCGTGCAGGGCAGATTTGAGAGCGTTCATGCCTCCGGTGAAGCCTGCGATCAGGCCGTCGATGATCTGCCCGCCGATTGTCGTGAAGCGGCTTACCATGCCGCTCAGGAACGAGATGATGCCGTCCCAATTCCGGATGATGAGGCCCAGCAGCGTCCAATTCATGAAGAAGTCGGCGATACCCCGGCCAGCCGATATCGCCATGTCGGCAATCCACTTCCACGCCGCGCCGGCGGCCGCCTTGATTTCGTCCCAATGGCGAATGATCACGCCAAAGAGCGTCCAGTTCATAAAGTAATTGACGACGAGCTGCGCTGCTGACACGACCCCGGCCTTGATCAAGGCCCAGATTGCCAGGGTGATCGCTTTCAGGTCGTTCCAGTGGTCGACGATGAAGCCAACGACAGTCCAGTTCATCAGGAATTGCATGATGCCGTCTGCGGCGCTGCTGACGATCTTTTTGACACTGTCCCACAGCCGCGCAAAGAAACCGCTGATGGGTTTCCAGTACCGATAGATCAGGTAGGCCGCGCCCGCGATGACGGCGACGACGGCCGTGATCGCCAACCCGATTGGCGTCATCAGCATGGCGCGGCCAGCGAACATCGCCGCGCCGGCGAACATGCGCCAAGCGGCCGCGCCGGCGCCGAGTACGCGCGACAGGATGCCTCCCTCAATGGCGAGCGTCGACATGCTGAACCTCACAATCGCGAGCGGCCCGAGTACGCCGGCGAGCGCAACCGTGAAGGTCCCCAACACGACGAGCAGCGCGGCGAACGCGACGAGAACGACCAGGATGACCTTGGCCGCGGCGCTGTGACGCTGGATCACGCCAATCAAGCCGCCGAGAATCTCACGCGTCTTGTCCAGCGCTGCGTTATACACCGGCGTGATGCGCTCGCCGATCTCGCGCTTCAGGTCACGCACCTTCGACAGCGTATCGACTTCTTTCCCTTGGGTTGTATCGGCCCCCAGGCGCGCTGCTTCATCGATGCCATACGCACCGGCGTTCAGGCGCTCGTTCTTGTGAATCTGTTCCCGCTGCATGTACATGGTCGAGAACAGGTTCGCGGCAGTCCGGTTGGTGAAGATCGTCGAAATCATATCCTTCACCTTGTCCGGGTCCGTGATGCCCTTCGCAGCCAGCTTCGGCAGCAGCACCTTTTCGAGCCATTCAAGTGGCGACGCCTTGAACAAGTCACCACCGGTAAGCGCCCCCGGTTTGATTTCCTTGATCGTCCCGATTTTGGTGTCGACGACCTTTGATTTGTCGAGGAGCCCGAACTTGATCATCTGATTCGCCGCCCGCTTGGTGGTCTTGCCCTGATACGCGTTGCTGTAGGCCGACATGAGGCCCGTACCAACTGCGTGCCCGCCCATTTCCTGAATGAGCGGTTCCATCTGGTAGTAGAACGCGTCCTGGCGCATCTGCTTGGCCGCGACGCCGCCCGTCTGGATGAAGTTGCGCCACTCGTCGCCGCCGACGCGGCCGCCAGTCGCCGACAGTACCTTCTGCACCATGTTGGCTTCGTTCTTGAACGCTGCCTCGCTTTTCGTGCCGCCGCGCAGCTCGATCACCTTGAGCATGTTCATGAACTTCTCTTCGTTCGCGTGCGCATCTTCGGCGCCAAACAGCGATTCATTGGCGAACTTCATTTTCGCGAGCGTCGGCATGACCATCTGCGCGTGATGCTCGTCGGCGAAGATCGATAATGCGTCACGCATCATCGTCATGTTGTCGGTCGTACTGACGCCCATCATGTGCATCGAGCGCACGTACTTCTCGGCATCCTTCGTCGCCTGATCGCCGAGGCCGAGCGCGGTAATGCGTGCGCGCTCGTTCGTCATCTTCTTTTCTTCATCGAGCGTGCCCCCGAGGCCGCCCAACACGCGCATGCCGGTCGAGCGCGCGGCATAGCCGCCGACCGCCATGCCAGCCGCGACACTCTGCATGCCCTGCATCTTCGTGCGAGCGGCTGCGACGCGCTTTTCACGCTCGGCGAGCGCTTCGAGCTTGCGCATCTGGTCGCCCATCGCCGCCGTGGTCGACCTGATGTTCGCACGCAAATCGCGCTCATGCTGCGACAGGTTGCGTGTGTTGACGCCCGCGCCGGCGAGCTGCTCGCGCAGCGCACGCACGCGTGATGCCTGCTTTTCGTGTTCGGCCGACAGGCGCGACGCCTTCTGCTTGGCCTTCTCGAATTCGGCGATCATTTCGCGCGACGGCGGCCCGAAGGCACGCAACGACCCGGCCAGCGCCGCGACGCTCCCGCGTGCTGCATCGAGCTTCGAAGCGGTCGCGGCCAGGCCGCTGCGCATCTGCCGAAATTCGGCGATGCTCTTCTGCGTCTTCCCCATCTCGGCCAGTTCGCGCCGCGCCTCCTTTACCGACGCGGCCAGCCCCTTGTTCCCAGCCAGCAGCGCTTTCAGTGGCTTCGTCATGTTGTCGATCATGTCGAACATGACGCGCAGTTTCAGGGTGTTGTTCATCGTCGGTCATTTCGTTCATTCAGCGCCGGCGCGCACGCGCGCACGCTCGCGCCAGTCCATCAGCTCGGCCAGGCTGAAGGCGTCCAACGTCGCCGGCGTCCAGCCGAATACCGACGCGATGTCCGCCATCGGGTCCTCTACACGGTCTGGGAGGCCAGTTTCGATTTCACGGCCTTCGGCATCAAAAAACCCGCGAAGATACCCCCCAATTGGACGAGGTCCGCAGGATCGATATTGGCGACGTCGGCTTCGGTCAGCGTCGGCGAGCTGATGCGCGGCAGCACCTTCGACAGCGCGGTAACGTCGAGGCTCACGAGGTCGGACAGCGACACACCGCGCAGCTCGCCCGCTTTCGGCTTGCGCAGCGTGATCGCGTCGATCGTCTGGTTGCCGCGCACGAGCGGCGTGTCGAGCGTGAGCGTATTCGGATCGTCGTGCGCCGGCGAGTCGGGCAGATCGGTTTCGGTCGTGGTGGTTTGCTTCGTGTTCATACGGTTCCTGTCGAATGGTGGGTGAATGGCGGCCTCGCCGGGCATACCGGCCGAGGCAAAGGGTTACAGGCCGATCGCGGTGCGCAGCGCGGCGAGCAGATCGGTTCCGTTTCTCCGGTCGATCATGTTGACGAAGTCGATTTCGATGATGTCCTCGCCGTTGATCGAAAGCTTGTAGTAGCTGGCAACCGTCGTCACCTTGAACGCAGTGTCTTCCTTCGCCTTGGCCGACCCCGCATCGATCTCGCTGTGGCGGCCCTTGATCACGATCTCGATCGCGTCGACGCTCGTCGAGTCTTCGGACTGGTAGCCGCCCGCGAAACGCAACAGCACGCCGTCGTGCTGCGTGATGCCGTACTGCTGCAGCACGCTTTTCATGAAGCCGCCGGCGGTCCATTCCATCTGGATACCCTCGTTTCCGAAGTCGACCTTGATCGGGCCGCTCATGCCGCCGCCCTGGTAGTCCTCCATCTTGCGCGTCAGCTTCGGCAGCGTGATTTCCGTGACCTGTCCGACGAAGTTCTCGCCGTTCTGAAACAGGTTGAAGCCCTTGAGTTTTCTCGGCATTCCCATGTTCGATTGCTCCTATGTGTGCTGTTTCGCCGGCGATCAGGCGTTGACCTTCGACGCGAAATCCGCGAGATAGCGGTCGGTGATGCGCTGGCGCAGCGTCAGGTTTTCCAGCGGCGGCACCGGCGTGTAGTCGTAGTCGATGTACGCCTGCCCGGCCTTCAGCACGTCGGTTGTGTTCGGCTCCGGGTCGAACCACGACGCCCCGCCGATCAGGTAGCCGAGCGACACCCACTGGCGAAACTTGCCGTTGATGCTTTCGATGATGTCGCGCGGCAGAGACGGATTCAGCGGGCCGTCGACGTTCACCATCTGCGCGAGCGCGATCGAGTCGCCGACGACCTGCGCCGTGCGCGTGTAGTTCTCGAACGCGAACAGCGGATCGTCCGAGCACGTGCGCGAGCCCCAGAAGCGATAGCCGCCCTGGTTGATCAGCGTCGTCACGTCCTGTTCGTTCAGGTAGCCGGCGTCGGTCGCCGGGTCTTGCAGATCCCACGACACGTCCGCACTGATGCCCGTCACGCCGTTGACGGCGACGTTCGACAGCGTCTTGTGCCAGCCGATATCGTTGTCGATCTTCGCGCGCAGGCCCATCGCGTAGGCCACGGCCGGGACTTCGACGGTTGCGTTCGCCGTGTCGTCCCATGCGAGGAAATTCGGCCACAGAATCATCAGCTCGCGCGCCGCGAACTGTTTGCGATAGGCGGTCGCTTCCTCTTTCGTCTTCGCACCTGCCGCGAACGCATAGGCGAATCCCTTCAACGACTGCGCCGTCGTCACGAGCGCTGCCGCGACCTGCTGCGTGTCGAGACCGGGCGCGCCGAGAATGCGCGGCTTCACGCCGAGCTTTGCCTGTGCAGTCAGCAGCGCCTTCATGCCGGTGTACTTGCCTTCCGGCGTGACGGTGCCGATAACGTTCGTCGTCGTCGCCGCGACGTCGGCACCTTCGGCGACGCGCACGACGACGGTAATCGGCTTGGTCTGCGCGCCGATCGCCGTCAGCGCCTTGTGGAGCGTGCCCTGTTTGCCCGCCTTGCCGAGCGCGGCAATCACGTTCGTGATGAGCACGGGCGTGTCGAGCGGGAACGTGGTCGCGTCCGCATCCGGGGCCGTGCAGACGAGGCCGAGAATTGCCGTCGAAATCGAGCGGATCGGCCGCGTTCCCTGATTGATTTCGACGAGGGTTACGCCGTGGTGATAGCTGTCCTGCGCCATGTTTTTGACTCCAAGGTGATAGACGGTAGAGCGATCAGGCGATCGCGGTTACGAAATCCGGTGCCGCCGGAAGTTCGATGTACGGCCAGCCGTCCGCGTCGCTGATATCACGCAGTGCCTGACGGTATTTGATGAGCGTCGAGAATTGCGCGGAAGTGAGCGTCGTACCGCTCCCGATCAGCTTTTCGTCTTGGTGACGAGAAACCAGCCAGTCGGTTGCATCCATTGCAGAATCACGCTTTGCGCGCATAGACGCCGCCACGTCGTCGCGCGTCGGCGCGGGTGGATCGATCAGAACAGCCCGCTTGTTTGCGTCAAGCACAGCGCGTTTCCCGCGAGATTGGCCGTCGATCAGCGCATGCCACTCGTCGTTAGATATATCGACGACGTTTGCGCCCGCAGGTGCTGGACTGTCGACCGTATCGTAGAAGGCAATGATTCTGCCGTTGGTATCGTATGCCGCTTGCTTTTGACACATGTTTTATTTCCCAATGGCAATCCACGAGCCGAACTCAGTGCCAGTCCCGTAGTTTTGCGCCTGGAACTGCGAGGTAGATATCGGCGAAAAGTTGTATGGCGCATTGCTTCCCGGCGCGCCCCGAGAGCCCACGAGCGAAAAGCAGGCAAACGGGAAGGCAATCGGGAAGTTGTACGTGTACATGGCACCGGCCGGAATCTGCACACCACCCCACTGAATAATCAGCCCGCTCGGCAGCTTCTGGTAGCCGTTCGTCACGAGCGCGCCGACCGCTTGCCCGGAAATGACGACCCAGTTCGACCCGTCGCTCACCAATTGCGCAGACTGTGCAACCGTCATGATGTAACTAGACGACGAGTTGTTAGCCGAATAGATCGCTCCGATCGAGGTGGATAGCGTGACCGAATTACTGTTGGCGTTAAAGATCGTGAACACCAGACCCGGAGTCAAAGGAGACGGCAGCGCAATCGAATATCCAGAAGTGCCCCTCGCCTCGATGAACGAGCCCGTCTGGCTTGCGGTAAGCGTTGCCGATGCGGTAAGCGGAACAAAGCCCTGAAAGTTGCCTAGCGCCTGCTGCACGAACGCTGTCGTTGCCAACTTCCCGCTATTGTCGAACTGCGCCGGCGTCGGTGCCTTCGGCGTCCCCGTGAAAACCGGCGAGTCGACTGCCGCCTTCAGCGCAAGCGCGTTCGTCATCGTCGTCGCGAAATTCGGATCATTGCCGAGCGCTTTGGCCAGCTCATTCAGCGTATCGAGCGCACCCGGCGCCGCATCCACGAGCGCGCTGATTGCCGCTTGCATCTGCAAAATCGTCGCGTATTGCGGATACGGGTTTTCCGCGCCAGCGAGCGCGTCGTGCGCATCCTTTAAAAAGCGCGTGCGGTTCGCGAGCTGTCGCAGTGGCACGTTATCGATGCCGTCCGGCCCGCCCTCGACCGGATCGGACGTTTCGAACTGGCGAATGCCGGGCGTCCACGTCGAGCTTTCAACCAAATCGGTCATGACTTGATGCTCCCTCTGTTGTATTGGCCGTCGCGATGCGCGAAGCCGTTGTAGCGAATCGGCGCCTCTCGGTAGTCCAGCGACACCAGCATCGAGCGTTGCGGCGCGTAGCGTTCGAGAACCGCTTTCAGGTTGTCCGCTTGGTCTCGCGTGATAGGTCGCGACAGCTTGACGATGTATTCCGCCCACGCGGTTTCCCGTCCGTGCACGTAATCGCCGTTGTATGTGACCGAGCCGTCGCGCCGGCGCACACGCCGGCCCTCGACAATCGTCACCTCGCCGAAGCCGAGCCGACGAATCACTTCACGCACCGCCCAAGGCGTGCCGCGCTTCTGATGAAGCTGAATCGCGCCCCGGATGAGCGCGCGGCGCGCGTCGTCCGATTCGGCCAGTTCCCAGCCGTCGACCGACACTTCGGCGGCCAGATACGGCAGCAGCGCAGACGGACATCTGTCCGGATTCCAGTAGTCGCGAATCGGGATCGGCAGAGCATCGACGGCCGCGAGCGCCGCCGCGGTGCGCGTCTCGAGCATCGTCGCGTTCGGGGGCAGCAGCTTAGGCATAAATGCCCCCGTATTCGATGACCACTTCGATGCAATACGATGCCTGGGTCGGGCTGATGGCAATATCGCCGGCCGGCTCGATCAATTCGGTTTTCGACAGGCCCGCGGCCTGGCACACGCCCTTGATCGCCGACTCGGCGACGCCGATTCCGATGTGGTGCACCTTGTCCGCGTATGCTCGCGCGTTCTTCTTCGCTTGCTCGATCAGCACGTCAGCGCCGACAGCAGAACGCGTATAGCCCTTCGCACGAATCCGATATGTGACGATCTCCGCCGACGCCACGAAGACCGTGTCGTTCAGCGGCCGCTGATCTTCCGCGCTCAGCGCGGCTGCGACCGCGTTGCACAGCTCCGGCGATGCCGTGCCGTCGCCTTCGCTCGAAAGCAGCGTCACGAGCACGTCGCCCGGCCGCGGCCGCGAGCTTTGCGCGTCGATGATGCGGCCGTCGACGGCGCGCGCCTTCGTCACATACGCGGCAGCCGGGCCGGCGACGCTGAAACCCTGCGGCGCGAGCTGAACGCGCTCGCGCAAGCTGTCGTCGCCCTCTTCCACCTCTGCGACGTTGTTCGCCGGATCGGCCGGCGTGACAATCAGCCGTTTGAGCCCGAACAGCGCCGCGCGCTGTTCGAGGTCATTCCCCATCGCGAATGCGAGCATCACGGCGCGAACCGCATCATTGATGCGCTGACGCCACACCAGTTCACGGTAGCTGTTCTCTTGCAGCAGACGCGCGAGCGGTTCCGATTCGAGTTCGACCGTCGCGGCGATTTCCGCCTGTTCGTCGGCCGGCCAAAGCGAGATGAGCGCCGCCTTGCGCGCCGCGTAGATCGTTTCGAAGTCGAGCACTTCGAGCGCGTCAGGCAGTGGCAAGCTTGCGAGGTCGATGAGCGCAGACGTGGTCATGCCGTGATCACCTCGTTCAACGGAACACGCGCGCGCACTGCCGCGCCGGATTCGGTCGTGTAGCCCTCGATATCGACGTACTGCTTTCCGGAGAACACGTCGCCGACCGTGGCATCGTCGACCGTGATCTGCACCCGCGTGAGCACCAGACGCGGCTCCCATCGCATGAGCGCAGTCGCGATCGCGGCGTAGAGGCGTGTGCGTTCGACGCCGTTGTTCGGCGCGTCGATCTGCGAGAACAGGTCGGACCCGAACGGCCGACGCTTCACACACGAAGCCAACGGCGTCGAAATGATCTTGCCGATCGACTGGTAGAGGTGGTCAAGATCGGCGATTGCGCGGCCGGTCGCGGCGTTCATGCCTTTCATTTCGGCGCGCTCACGTCATTGCCGTCGCCCTGTTCCCGGTGCGTGTGGTGCGGAAGGCTGATGCCCTGCGACTTCACGTCGCCGGTGAAATCGGCGGCGCCCTGAATCTGCATCGTCGAGCCGCCTGCGCCGCCTTTGCCCGTCATGCCGGACTCGAACGCGAACGGCCCCTTGACCGTCATCGCGCCGGTGCATGTCGTCTGCGGGGCGTCGAATGTGATGGTCTCGGCCTGCACTGTCGCGGCCTTCGTCTGAACCGTGACAGAGCCCGGCGCGATGACGAGCATGGTCGCGCCGGCGGGCAGTTCGGCCGTGAGCGCATGCGCAGCGTGGTCGTATGCGACGACAGCACCATCGGGATAGATGCGCGTGTGCGTGACGCCGCTGTTGGCCGGTGCCGGGAAGCCTTCGGAATAGAAGCCGCACAGCGCGACGCCCTGCGCCGGATCGCCCATCGGGCAAAGGAGAATGACCTGTTCGCCTTTGGTCGGCGGCCGCCAATCACGAACGCCGCCGGCGGCGACCGACAGCCACGGTATCCAGTTCGTCGCGAGGTAGCCGGAGTCGTCGTCCGGATCGCCGACCGACACGCGGCAGAGTGCCGCGCCGTGGTCGACGTCCAGAATCGCGCCCTTGCGCACTGCGTTGCGGGCCAGCCGTTGAATTTCGTTAGCGTCCATGCCGCCCATCATGCCGACCGCACGCGCGCGATGCGACAGCCGCCGCATGTTGGCGGGATGGGTACAAAAAACCCTCGTGAACCGGGGGTTATCGTGCGACGTGTTTCAACAGCAGGTCGAGTATCAGGTCGCAATCTTCGGGCTTCAGCCCAAGCAGTACGCGGGCCGGATACTGGTATTCGGCGCCGCCCGGCGCGACGCGCCCGCGCTCGCCGAACTGGTGGACGCGCGCGATGCCCGCGACGCGCCCATCGAAGCCGATCGCGAGGCCGTTCGCGTCCGCTTCGACCTTCAGGTATCGCGCCGTGCGCAGCTTCGCGAACATCGCAGCGCGTTTGATGCGGCCGCGCTTGTCCCGTGGCTTACCGTCTGGTTTCAGGCGCGGCTTGCGTGCGTCGTAGGCGGTGCCGTCGGGGTTCTTCTGCGCCGCGATCCGCGCCTGATGGCTGCGCCGCAACGCGCGCGCGATGTCGCGCATCGCGGCGCGGCGGCCCGCCGGCTGTAGGCGGCTCAGCAATGCGGATAGTCGCGATTCGACGATGCTCAGGTCATCCATGGCTCATCGACCCATGGACCTGCCACGTCCTGCAACTTCGAATCGTCGACGTGCTCGACGATGCGCTTACCGTCGTCGTTGACCTTCACGACAATGCCTTCCGTAAGCTGCACCTTGATCGACACGTCGGCCGTCTTGTTGTTGAGAACGTCGATTTCGTAGGTGATTCCGCTCGCGTGCTCATCGGGGTTGAGCACGAGGTCCGGCTGATTGTGGCGGACCCAATCCAGCAGCGCGATAAACAGGGCGTCGGGATCGCCGCCGAAGTCCAGCAACAGGACGTTGCACACATACCGGTATTCGAACGACAGACTGCGCGCGCCCGTCGCCGCGATCGAACCTTGATCGATGAACACGGTGAGCTTTTCGGGATTGGACCCGAGCGAAGGAATTGCCGCGACGATCGCGGCGCGTAGACCGGCCGGCTTAATCATGCGTCGCCCGCTTGGCTTCGGCGCTGATCTTCGCCTGCGCCCGTTCCTGACAGGCGACGATCATGTCGACCTTGGCGGCGCACATGCCCCATGCGCCCTTCGCATCGTTGAATGCCTCGTGCAGCTCGCCGTTAGTGCGCGGCGCCATCGCCGGCAGCGTGCAGCGCGTGATCGGCTGGCACTGCTGCACCGAAATCACCGGCGCCGGTGTAAGCGGGGCTTGCTGACAGGCGGGCAACGTCAGCAGGCAAAGGAGTATCGGCCCAAGTGCGAACGGTCGCGTTTTCATTGATCACCTTCCTGATATCCTGCCGAGCGGTCGCAAGCTTCGCCGCCACGTTGCCCGTTGCAGCGTCGAGCTGCTGCTGTTGCGTCGCCTTGTTGCTCGCGTCTTGACGCAAGCCGTTGATGGTCGTATCGCGCGACGCGACGGCCTGGCCGGAACACGCCAGCCGGTTTTTCGCGTCGGCCAGCTCGGCGCGCAGCGCGCGCACGTAGAAGAACGCGGCGACGAGCAGCGCGAGTGCGACCGCGCCGGCGACGAGCTTCGAGGCAGCCGCGTTCATGCCGCCGCCTTGTCAGCACCGGCGTACTTGTCATACGCGCGTGCGAGCTTCACGTCGTACAGGTTGCGTGCGTAGTCGGAACCGTTGTAACCCTTCGCGAACACGGCCCACTTGCGGCCCTTCAGCGCCGCCAGCAGGCTGGAATCGGCTGCCACGAAGCGCACGAACGCGTCGAGCTGGTCGCCCTCGCCGTTTTCCATCCGCGCGACGAAATCGTCGATGTCCGAATAGCCGAGGCGCTCCGCGTGATAGCCCATCACCTGAAACGCGCCCCAGCTTGCCGACTCGTAAGCCGCGCCGGCGTCGATCAGCTCGGCCGTCGCGAGTCGCGTATATTCCGCGGCGCCGCCCTGGTAGCCGCCGCGCGCCTGCGCGCAGATATTCGGATATTTCGCCGCGATCGGCGCCGGATCGATGCCGCGGGCTTCGAGGCGTTTCCAGAAAACGTGACGCTCGAACAGGATCTTCGGCCGCCCATCCGACAGGAAGCCCGATCCGGTCGATTCCACTTCGTTGACGGCGCGCACGCACGCGACCGGTACGCCGAGGATGTCGGCCGCCTTCACGATGTCCGCGTCGGCGAGGTGCTTCGGATCGCGCCGGCCGGTCGCGATCGCGGCGAGCGTCTTCGGGCCGGCGATGCCGTCGACGACGAGCCCGGCTTCCGTCTGCACGGCCTTGACGGCCGATTCGGTCGCTTCATCGTAGACGTGCGTCACGTCGAGCGCGTAGCCGGCGCGGATCAGCCGGCGTTGCAGCAGGCCGACATCGTCGCCCTGGTCGCCGAGGCGATGTGTTTTCATGGTTGTTCACTCCGCAAGAGGCGCGCGACGTTGCCGCGCGACGCAAACACAAACAGCGCCAGCAAGACCGCCGTCGCCGTTTCGAAGAAGCCGACGTGCTTCGCGTGTAGTGCCAGCTCAATGGCCGACCCGCCGGAGACGGCAACGAGCGCCCAGGCGACCCACGATGCATCGTGGCGATGACGCGCGCCGTTGCGCCGATAGACGAGCACGCGCGCGAGCGCGGCGAGGTGAGCGGCCAGCGCCACCAGTGCGAAAGAGATGTGCATGTCGCTCACTCCCCTTTCTTGAGGAACGCCAGCAGGTCGACCGACTTCAGACGCTCGATGAGCTGCAGCGTGACCGTGATCACGAGCGCGGCCGCGAAGAAGCCAGCGACGCCCGTCGAGCGGATCGGCGTCGCGTTGACGATCTCCGGGGCAGCGAGATAGCCCATCACGAGGGAGATCAGCATGTACGCGACGCGCGTCAGCACGCCGATTTCTCGCGACGTGACGACAACGAGCGCCGCGCCGGTGAACGCGCCGATCAGCGCGTTTCCGTCGATGCCGGGCGCGAGGCCCGCAAGACCAATCGCGGCCGACAGCGCCGCGGCGGTTGTGGTGTTCGGTTCTGCCATGTAGCCAGCTCCCGGAATCAATCAAACAGTTGCACAAGCGGCGTCGTGCTTTCGACCGTGCCGATATCGGGCAGATAGACGACGGTGCCGATCGGGATCACGACGCCGTGATCGGCGAGGCCCGCGTTCGCTTCGAGCACCGCTTCGACCGTGCCATCCGTCCGGCCATAGTGACGCCAGCAGAGCGCGTCGACCGTATCGCCCTGCTGCGCGATGACGTTCATCGGATTGCCTTCAGATCAGCTCCACAGTGCTGCGCGGAATGCCGCGCAGGTCGTTCAACGCCCAACGCGCGTTGCGGCGCGCGCTGCAAACCGTATCGTCGAGCCGCTCGGCCTCCTGCCCGCCGGATTTCGTCGTATCGAGGTCGCGATACTTCTCGGTCACGTCGGCATGCGTCAGGTTGTAGACCGCGCGGTAGTAGAGCGACACGAGTTCGCTGACGCCGCCGATCCGCTCGGCCGGTACGTCGGCAAGCGTCGCGTAACCAGCGGCCGCCTGCGCGCGCCACACCTTCAGTTCGACGTTCACGCTGCGGATTGCGTCAATCGCCGCCTCGCGCAAACGCGCGTGCGTCACGGTTCCGTCGAGCCGCGTCGCCTCACGCAACGCCGCGATCGACACGTCGGGAAAAAACCCGTTGTTTTCGATCGCGTCCAATTCGGGCGTCGGCGCAGTCGCATCGGCCGTCGCAATAAAGCTGCTCGACATAGTCGTGACTCGGAATAAGACGGCGGTGGATCGGGGTCGGGATCGCGTAGCGTCAGCCGTTGCGAACCGTCACCCGATGCCGCCGTGCCGGGGGGGCTCAGTTCGTGCGGTCGGCACCGGCCGCCGCACTTCTCAACTCGGCTTCGAGTCGAGTGATGTCCTTTTTCACGCCGATGCGGTCGTTCAGCTCGACCGCGCGGCGCAGCATTTCGAGAGCGCCGGCCTTGTCGGATCGCTCCAACGCATAGCCGAGCGCCTTGTGCAACTTCGCGCGGATCTGGTCGTGCATGTCGTACTTGCGCGTCCGTTCCTCGACTTCCTGCAACATCGCCAGAGGAAACGCCTCGCCGGCTGCGAACGCCCGCAAACCGGCTTCGGCGAATTCTTCGGCGACGGCGGCCGGCAACGTCCGTTCGTATTGCTCGGGCAGCGTCATGCCGAAGTGCAGCGCGTACCGTGCGATAGCGAGCGCGCTTTCGTAATCGCCCACGTCCACGCACCAAATCATGACCGTGGTCAGCACGTCGTCCTGCGCGCCCTTCCCGCCTTCCAGCACGCCAGCGATGTACGCCGCGTAATCAGGCAGCACCTCGCGCTTGACCTCGATCTTTCGCGCGACGGACTGAATTTCCTTCAGCCTGCGGCGGTCGGTCCCGAGCTTCGCGAGCATCAGGTCGTAGTGTCGGTGTCCGGCAAGCGACTGGCCGGGCGCGGCGCGCGCGGCATCCTGAGCAGCGCGGACGCGCATCTGGTGACGGCGAGCGGGGCTGGTCATGATCAGGCCGCCGGCGCGATTTCGATGTTCTCGACCACGGCCGCACAGCCGTAATCCTCGACGACATACGCGTCGTTGCTCGACTCGTAGAACTCGACCCGGTCGCGCTTCGCGTTGTCGACGATCGTGCGTCGACGCGCGCCGTTCTGGTAGTACAGCGACAGGTTGTCGAGCCGGGTGATCAGTACCGAGTTCGCCGGGAAATACGGCGCGCTGACCGCCTGCTTGCCCCCGACGCGCTTCGCACTGACGACCAGGTCGACGGCGGCCGCTTCGGTCGCGACGTTCGCGCCATTGATGAACGGGAAAAACTTGTCGTGCAGCAGGCCACTACCGAGCACGACGACGACGGACGGATCTTCGCGATACCACTCGTCGAGCAGTTCGAGCGCGTCATACACCAGCGCGTCGATGTTCTTGTAGTCGGTGCCTGCACCCGTGCCGACCTTCACCTTGCCGGACCCTGCGGCACCTTCATGCATGACGCGGTCGGGTGCGCTCGCGCGGATTTTCTGGAGCCAGCCGATGTTCACGTCCTGCAACAGCGGATGTGCGGCACGGTCCGACGTAGCAGCGCGCGACGTGCCGTTGAAACCGATGCAGATCCGGTCGAGCGCCTGACGCTTCACGATCGCATCACGGATGCGCGTCTGGAAGTCCGGAAACTTCGCCCACGCGTCGAGGCGCGCGTACGGAATCGCCGTGTCGAAATTCGTCTGCGTGCACAGATACCCGTTGTTGTCGAGGGTCGTCGGGTCGACCGGCGTGCGATCCTTCGTCGTGGTGTCGGTCGTACTGGCGATCGGCTGACCCACGCCGAGGCCGATTTTCGCGCCGGACTGCTCGTCGACGCCGATCATGTTGACGCTCTGCAGGAAAGCGCTCGACGCTTGAACCTTCTGCTCAAGCGTTTGCTGCACCGACGGATCGACGCTGAATTTCGTCGTCGCATCCTGAACGCCGTTCAGCTGCGCGATGTGCGCGGTATACGCGTTGAACGCGACGCGGGTGTCGTTACGCATGGGTGAATCTCCGAATCATTGAATGGATGGACCGATGTCGTTTCGCGTGGCCGGGGCTGATCAGCAATCCGTCTTCGTGGCGCCGGTGCCGCCGGTCGCCGGCGGCCGCGGTGCGCCATTCGGTTGCACCGACAGTTGCTCGGTCAGTTCCGCGAGCGCGGCCGCAGTCTTCGCATGCGCCTCCTTCTCGGACGACAGCGCGACTTTCAGCGAATCGAGGTCGCCGGTCAGTTTCGCCACGGTCGCGGCCTGCTGCTGGCCGTGCGTCGCGAGCGCTTCCACGGCCTGCGTCAAGTCCGTGAAGCGCTTGTCGTCGGCTTCGCCCTTGTTCTTGACGAGGCCAAGCAGCTCGGCGACGCGCGAGAACACGGACGGCGCTGGCGTCTCGAACTCGATCACGGTTTCTTCTGCCGCCGTGAACAGGTTGTCGCGGTGCTGTTTCTTGTTCGCGAATGGGTTCTTGTCGCCCTGGCCGGCGGCGAATTGCAGGATCTCGGTGCCGAGGCTCGCGGGGCTGTCTGTGACCGCGAGACCGATGAGATACGCCTGTTTCGTGTCGGCAAACGACGGCGCGACCTCGATCGACGTGTAGATCTTCTGATCGGCCTTCGTCATGTCGATCAGGGCCTGCGTCGGTTGGATCTGGGCATACAGGCCCATCTTTCCTTTCAGCGGGCCGGCCGTGATCTCCTCGGACTTCAGCGCAATGACATCGCCGTATGCACCGAACGGATTCGCTGCCGACATCGGGGCGTATCCGCGAATGTGCTCGCAGTTCACGCGTGCGCTGTACACCGTGCGGTCATAAGCGTTTCTCGATGGCATGTTCGGATACCAGAAGAACTGGTATCACAACGGCAACAACCGAACGCGGAACGTGCTGAAGTCACGCCAGATCGGCGCGACATACTACTTTTCGCACGAAGCGCTCGACGATGCGTTGCAAAGCCATCGCAACCAGATTTTTCTATCCGCCAGTCGCGCGCAAGCGCACGTCTTCCGCTCCTACATCTGCGACTTCGTGCGCAAGGTGATCGACGTGGAGTTGACGGGCGAAGTGATCGCGCTGCCGGGCTATGACGCCGAGCTGTACTTCCTCAGCACGAACTCGAAAACGGCGCAGAGCTATCACGGGAACCTCTATTTCGACGAGTATTTTTGGGTCCACGGTTTCCGCGAGCTGAACAAGGTCGCGCAGGCGATGGCCAGCCAAAAGCAATGGCGCAAGACCTATTTTTCGACGCCGTCGAGCATCTCGCATCAAGCCTACCCGTTCTGGTCAGGTGAAGCCTACAACCGTGGACGCGCGAAGGCGGATCACATTCACCTCGATATCTCGCATGCGGCGCTGTCCGGCGGACGTTTATGCGAAGACAGGCAGTGGCGGCAGATTGTCACGATCGAGGACGCGGCCGCGATGGGCTGCGACCTGTTCGACCTGGACGAGCTGCGTCTCGAGAACAGCGCTGACGATTTCGCCCAGCTCTTTCTCTGCCAGTTCATTGACGACAGCGCATCGATCTTCAAATTCGCCGATATCCAGCGATGCATGATCGACTCGTGGGAGGAATGGGACGACGTTGAGTTCCTGATCCAACGACCGTTCGGCCATCGCCCTGTCTGGTTGGGATATGACCCGGCGTTGAGCGGTGATTCCGCCGGCCTCGTGATCGTGGCGCCGCCGGCCGTCCCCGGCGGCAAATTCCGCGTGCTCGAAAAGATGCAGTGGCGCGGGATGGATTTTGAAGCGCAGGCCGAGAGTATCCGACAGCTCACCGAACGCTACACCGTCACGTACATGGCGATCGACACGACGGGCATCGGCCAGGGCGTCTATCAACTCGTCTCGAAGTTCTTTCCGGCCGCCGTCCCGCTGAACTACTCGCCCGAGGTGAAAGGCCGCCTCGTGCTCAAGGGGCTGTCCGTCATCGGCAATGGCCGCCTCGAATTCGATGCAGGCTGGACCGACCTCGCGCAGGCGTTCATGGCGATCCGCCGGACCATGACCGCCGGCGGCCGACAGGTGACGTATCACGCGGGCCGCAGCGAAGAAATCGGCCACGCCGACCTTGCGTGGGCCTGCCTGCACGCGCTAGGCAATGAACCGCTCGAAGGCACCACCATCAACAACCGCAGTTTCGTGGAGATTTCCTGATGAAAAAGAGCCAACGCCCGCGCGGCGCGCAGATCGCCGCCACGACGCCGGCCGCCGGCGCTGCCGCGGGCGAAGCGTTCACCTTCGGCGATCCGATGCCGGCACTGTCGCGCGCCGAAATCCTCGACTATTCGGAAGTCTGGTCGAACGGCGAATGGTACGAGCCGCCCGTGAGCTTCGCCGGCCTGGCGAAGTCGTTTCACGCCGGCACTCACCACGCATCGGCGATCTACTTCAAGCGCAACGTGCTCGCGTCGACGTTCATCCCGCACCGGCTGTTCTCGCGCGCGGCGTTTCGGCGCTGGGCGCTCGATTTCCTGACCTTCGGCAACGGCATCGTCGAACGCAAGCGGAACCGGCTCGGCCAGACGCTCAATTTCGAACCGGCGCCCGCGAAGTATGTGCGCCGCCGAACGGACATGGTCAACTACGTGCAGACCAACGGATTTCAGACGAAGTACGAATTCCCGGAAGGCTCGGTGTTTCATCTGATGGAGGCCGATATCAATCAGGAGGTCTACGGCCTGCCGGAGTATCTCGGCGCGCTGCACGCGGCCTGGTTGAATGAGTCGTCGACGCTGTTCCGTCGACGCTACTACGAAAACGGCAGTCACGCCGGCTTCATCCTATACATGACCGATCCGGCGCAGAATCAGGCCGACGTCGATACGATCCGCGAAGCGCTGAAAAACTCGAAGGGCCCGGGCAATTTCCGAAATCTGTTCGTCTACTCGCCGAGCGGCAAGAAGGACGGCATCCAACTGATCCCGGTTTCCGAGGTCGCGGCGAAAGACGAGTTCTTCAACATCAAGAACGTGACGCGCGACGACCTGCTCGCCGCGCACCGCGTGCCGCCGCAGTTGCTCGGCATCGTCCCGAGCAACACCGGCGGTTTCGGCGCGGCCGACACTGCCGCGCGCGTGTTCGCGCGCAATGAAATCGATCCGCTCCAGGCGCAATTCCTCGCCTTCAACGAATGGGCCGGCGACGAAATCATCCGGTTCGATCCGTATGTGCTGCCGGCGTTGGAAACGCCGTCGAAATCGGCCTGAATTTCCGCCGCGGTCGCGCCGAAACGCCCAGATTCGGTGCCGCACGCGGCGAATTGGCAAGCACTGTTGTTAACGGTGCATCAATACCCCCGTTTTGCGCGTCAAATCGCGTCAATTTCGCAACAACCGAACCCGGCCAAGCCTGCCAGCCGGCGGGCCTGACCGACCGATTCACCTGTGCATCAAATGTAGGGGGACAAGAAGCGGGCAGGCGGGGAGGGGGACCGCGTTTCAGGGGCGCGGCTGGCCGTGTTCAGACCACCATCCGACCCCGTCTGCACCCCCTTCCCGCCCGCCTGCCAGCCCCGCCACGGGCCTGCCGCCGCCCTGCCGGTGCTCGGCGCACCCCACGGTACCCGGCCGCTCCTAGCGGCTCCTGTCGCGTCACACCACGAGGCCCCGCCCTCGCCCGCTTTTGATATCACTTTCTGATTGCACTTTGCTTGCACTTTCTGATATCATGTCATCATGAAATCGAAACACGCCCGCACCCTCGCCGCGATCTACACGAAACCGACCTTGGGCGGGATTGTGTTCTCGGATATCGAATCGCTCGTCGTCGCCTTGGGCGGCGCAATCCACGAAGGCGCCGGGTCGCGCATCGCCTTCGAACTGAATGGCAAGCGCCGCTACCATCACCGCCCGCATCCGGGCAAAGAGGCGAAGCGATATCAGGTGGAAGACCTGCGCGACTGGTTTATCGAAATGGGGATCAAGCCATGACCAACGCAATGACCTACAAGGGATACTTCGCCCGTATCGACTTCGACGGGCGCGACAATATCTTCGTCGGGCATGTGCTCGGCGTTGACGACAAGATCAGCTTCCACGGCTCGACCGTCGACGAGCTGACGGCCGATTTTCATGCGGCAGTCGACCACTACCTGACCGACTGCGAGCAGGCCGGCCGCAAGCCGCAGAAGCCGGCGTCCGGGAAACTGATGCTCCGCATCGATCCGGACGTACACGCGCGCGTCGGCATCGCGGCGGCCGTGTCCGGCGAAAGCGTGAACCAGTGGTCGGAAGAAGTGCTCGGCCGCGCCGCGCGCGAAGTGTTGGAGCGCGCCGCGCACGCCTGATATCGGATCTGCACAAACGGCAAGGCCGCCGCGTGTTACCACGTCGGCGGCCTTTTCCATTCTCAGCCGGCTGCAGCGTCCACCGCCGGCCGGCGCCGTCACCTGAAGGCATGCCGGCGGTACGCATCCCGAATTGCCTCACCGTACTCGGCCAGCGAGTAACCCATGCGCGCTGCGCGATGCCACAGTTCTTCGCGCAGCGTGCTCGCGTAGCGATTGATGATCATCCGCTCTCGGTCCGTCGCCGGCATGATCTCCCCCTCTCGAATCGGGCCGGTACACACTGTGCGGTCGAATTCCTCGCAGCGCCGGTGATACTCGTCGGCCAGGTCGTCGAGCGCCGGATGCCGCCGCTCGGGTTCGGCCAGGTAGATCCGTTCGAATTCGCGCCGAGGCGCAGTTTCGTCCAGGTAGACCCGTTCGAAGTCGCGCCGAGGCGCAGTTTCGTCCAGGTAGACCCACTCAAAGGCACGCCGCATCGTCATGCGCCCTCTGCGTCCACGAATCGCGCGACAGCCATCGCGATAGCTGCTGCGCGGCTGATCCCGAGACGGTCGGCAGCCGCGTCGACGCGCGCGAGCAGCGCGGGATCGATGCCGAGGCTGATCGTCTCTTTCTTCCGCCGGCCGGCCGCGCGCGCCGTCCCGACGTGGCTCGATGATTCCGGTGCGGCGGCGTCAGGTGCGCCGCCGATGAACTGATCGATCGCAGCCGCTTTGCGCGCGTCCGGTCGTTTCGTGATTGCCATGCTTATCCCCTTTCGATATTGAACCGATATCGCTTTGATATCGGTTCGCCATTGCTTCGATAGCGTTACGCCGCCAAGACAGCATCGAGCAGGCGCTCGGCTTCGGCGCATGCGATCGTGTCACGGCGCGGCATCTCGTCGACATGCAAACCGGCGGCTGCCGCGTTCGCGAATGCCTTGCGGCGCGTCAGCCGGCAATCGAGCAGGTCGAACGTGGAGAACTCGCGCAGCGCCGCGGCGGCGTCCCGGTTGTCCGGGCCGCTCACGTCGGCGAGGTTCATGAAGGCGAGCGCCTTCAGGTCGTGCACGGCGCGCGCTTCGTCGATCAGCTCTGCAATATCTTTCACCGCCCATACTTCGAACGAGCGCGGAACGAATGGGATCAAGGCAACGTCGGCGACGGTCAGCGCGGCACGCAGCGCGCTCGAATCGCGGCCGCCGGCGTCGATGATGACGTGATCGAACCCGCCAGCCTGGGCGCTCACCTGCGCACGCAGCGTCGCGCCATTCGCGTATGCCGAGGCCGCCAGCGGCGGTCGGCCGCTTTCCGCGCGCAACGTGATCGCGCTGATGCTGGATTCCTGCCGATCGCCGTCGACGAGCCACGGGCGGAAGCCCGCGAGCGACAGGCCGATAGAGAGCTGCAAAGCGATCGTCGACTTGCCGACGCCGCCCTTGGTGTTCACGACTGCGATAATCATATTGCTCCCCCGAGCATTGAACTACATTGAAACCCTATCGATTCGATATCGTTTCGATACCGAATCGCCATAGCTTTGATACCGGATCAAAATTGATCACCTGCCAGCCGCTCGCGCCGCTGATGCTCGCGTTCGTTCGCGCGGTCGGCCGCGATCACGAGCGCCGCGAGGATCGGCACGGCGAGCGGATAGAGCGCGACCGCGCCGAGGCGGCCGGCAACTGCGACGAAGTCGACGAGCAGCTCGCCGGCGTGATCGCCGATCGAGCGCCATAGGCCGCGGTCGAACGGCGCCACGATCACGAACCACGCCGTTTTCTTCAACGCCTCGTGGTACATCATGCGGCGCCCTCGCCTCGCTTCTCGGTCTGGTTCGGCAAAACGTAACGCTCCAACAGCACCGCACCGCCATCGCGCGGGCGCAAAGCCCATACGGAAACGCGCGTGCCTGGGTGCGTGACTTCCCACATTGCGGCGCCTGGCCCAGCGATCCAGCGCGCTCGTGGTTTCGTGGTCTGCATCATTTCTCCTGTCTGTTATTCGTTGAACTCGAATTCCTGCGTCTCGCGCCGCGGCCGCTTCGGTATCGGCAGCTCCGGCGGCTCCATTTCGAGGCGTGTCCGGTAGGTGTGGCCGCACGTCACGTCGTCGCACTGGTAGTCGATCAGCCACACCGTGTCCGACTGCTTTTCCATCGAACGCGCGATGCCGCGCGCGCCGCAATGCGGGCAGGCAATCGTGAATCTCATGCCCAGGCCCCCGGCCGCATCGTCGTGCGCGCGTTGACCGGCCCGCGAAGCGGCGGCGACGGCATCACCTCAAGCTGCACGCCTTCGCGCGGCCGAGCCGACGCCGACAGCGAATGCAAAATCTCGAGCCCGGCCGGCGTCCTGTAATCGCACGCGTCGCAGACGAAATACAGGCGCCGCATCGTCGCCGACATGCCTTCCGTATGGCGCGCCTCGATCTCGGCGCCGCAGCACGGACACTCGATCGTCATTTGTGACATGGGATTTCCTCGCTCTACAGGTTCCGTTGGCCCCGTTTCGCGCCGCTCACTTCCCCGCTGACGCTGTTTCCGCTTCCGCGCGCTGCGCGGTCGGTCGGCTCGGCCACCCCTGACCGCTCCGACCGCGTACAGTTATTGACACCAGTCCGAGTGCTCGCGGCTGCGCCGCTGCGCTCAAAACCCTCCGCGCGCTCACGCTCGCTCGCCCCTTCCCACCACACGAGCGCGTCGCCCTGGAGCCACAAATTCGGATCGACCACCATCGGTGCCGCCGCACGATGCGCGTCCGTCATCGGCACGACGTCATCGAACGTCCGCACGAACTTCCTGCGCTCGCCCGAGCGCGCCTTCGACACGACCGTCCACTCATGCCGCACGGATGGAACGAAGATTTCCGTTTCGCGTGTGTACGTACAGATCCCGTCAACGATGCGCGCGACGCCGCGCGCGGCGACACCGTGCGGCACCTTCACCGGGCCGATGCCGTAGCGCCCTTCCCGGTGTTCCGTCGTGTGTTTGATGTAGATACGCCGGCCCTCGCCAGCAATGCCGCCCATGGCCCGCGCGTATTCCGCCCAATCGGCGCGGTGCTCGTCGGTTTTCTGCGCCGCGTGCCACGCCGCGCGAATCTCCGGCGACTCCGCGGCGTCCGGTAGGTCCGCCTCTTTCACGCGGCGCAGCTCGCGCCACACGCCGACCGGCGCGCAGCCAAACGCCTGAAACTGCCGGATGCCCCACTGCGCCGCCCACGTCTCGACGCGCAGTGACGGCGTGATTTCGATATCGCCGAGCAGATCCGGGGCCACGATGAATTTCTCTTCCGTCTTGTGGTCGCCGACGTGCGCGCCGTCGACGTTCTTGGCGATGTACTTCGCGATGTAGCCGACCGCCGAACCCTTCGCACTATCGATCCGCTCGAAGCGCACGCGCCGTTTCTGCGCACCACGCTCGTCGCCGGCGTCGGCCAGCCCGTGCGTGCGCATGACGGCGCAGAATCGATCGACGTTGTTCGAGAACACCAGCCCGTGCCAGTGCGGCGTAGAGTCGTGGTGCGGTTCCGCGACGCGCATCCCGAAAAAGCTGACGCCCTCGCGCTTCAACTGCGCACGGATGCGCGCCCACACGCGGCGCAGATGCGCCTGCGCGTCGCGCGGCGACGAGCGGTCGTACTTCTTGTTCGGCACGAAGCGCACGCGCTCGCCAAGCTGGCGCACCGAATGGAAGCGGCTCGGGCACGTCAGCGTGAACATGACACCCGCGAAGCCGGCCGCTACGGCCAGATCCTCGCAGCCGCGCAGGCGCGTCATCAGCTCGCCGCGCTTCAGTGCCTTGTTCGAAATGCTGACGGCGGCGAGCTCGGCAATCGTGTAACGCTGCCCGAGCTCGTTTTCGAGCGTCACCGCGTCGAGCGTGGCCGCGTTGCGCCGGTTCTGCGCGATGCGCCGCCGCACGGCGTCGTCGCTCGCGTAAGGGTCCGCGCCGTAGTGCACGAAGTGCATTCGAATGTTGGAGGCCTCCGCGCCTCGCGCATGCGCCGTGCGCAGGCGGCGTCGCCACCACAATTCGCACTTCACGCGCGCCACCTTGCCCGCGTCGTCGTCCACCTCTGGCAGCTTCACGTCGTACAGGCCGCACGTCACGCGCGCGACCGCCAGCGCGTCGACGCTCGACAACGACAGCGTGCGCAGTTGGAAGTCGGCCGCGATGCGCCGCGCCTTATCCACGATTTCCGCGTCGGATGCGTCCGGCCGTACCGCGCGCGTTTCCGGCGCATGCTCGGCGGCGAACGCGTCGAGCGCCTCGCCTGCCGCACCCATGTCGAACATGTGCGACGCGCCGCGCGCGCGCGCCGACCTACGGCCGGCCGCAAGCGCTTCGCGAACGGCCCGCGCGTGCCACTTCCAAGGTGCGCGGGCTTTGAGCGCATGCGCGGCCGGCAATGCCTCGACGGCCTCGCGAGCATGTGCAGCATAGACCCACATCAGCGAGCGTTCCCGATGCGGCGTCTGCGCAGCACGCGGTAGATGCGTTCGAGCGCGGCATCACCAATTGCCGTCGCTCGAATGTGCGCAACACGCGGGACACGACGCGCGACGAAGGACGCGTGCGAGGAACCCGCGTAGCCGATATCACCATCCTCGATGCAATACCCAATTTCAGCGACGGCGGCGGACCTCGACATGGTCAATTCCCCGCCTCGAACGAGGTTGCGTAACCCTGCTCCCACTCCAGATGAGCATAAGTCCCAACCTTGTAAGGGTTATCCGACGGGGCTTTCCAGTCGGCACGCGCCTGGTACCCCTCGCGAAAATAGATGCTTTCCATGGTCACGCCCCCAGCCAGTAGAAAAACCGATCGAGGGCGACCGCGACAAGCGAGCCGCGGCGGAAATACGGACCTTCCATCGTGAATCCGCCGAGGCTCGACGGGTGGATGCGCGTGTTCGCGCGCGGGAGGTTAGCCGGCTTTGACATCGGCGCGGTCCACCTTGGTGCCACAAGCCCGGTCCATTTCGTCCAGCTCGTCTTTCACGCTCTTGCGCCACATGCGCTGCATCCCGGACTGAATGTCCGCACGCTCCTCCCCCAACGCCGGATCGAAGTACGCCAGAAGCGTCCCGTCGAGCGCATGGTATAAGTGCACGATGCGCGGCGGGTCGCTTGGACGGACCTCGCCGACTGCCGCGCGCGTATGAATCACCACCATTACCTCGGAATCTACCAGTGTCGTATAGGGCTGAACTGCCATGAAAACCTCCGAATTTCTCATCTCAAATACGCCCAAACTGCATATGCTTTTGGACTCCAACAAGCTCGCTACACATAACCCTGAGCTGCTTGGTGAACTTGATGGCCTTGTCGATTACATTTCCAGCATCGCACCCGCTACTCGGGAATACGGTGAATCACTCCTTAAGCTTGCCGATCAGTACTACGGTGTCGACGCGCACCACCTTGACGAAACTGAGCGAGCCGAGCTTGAAAAATCAATGCGCACGAAAATCAACTTAATCGCGACGCGCTCGGCCGCCTATGCCCGCAATGGCGATTGATTTCTGAATCACTGAACCACCAATTGCAGATCACGCCCGCAACGCTCGATCTGCAATTGCCGACGCTCGATTTCGTCTTGTGCGCGCCGACGCGCCATGCTTTCCGCATTGCTGGCGCGCAATACTCGTTGAATTTCAGTCGTTTCCAGCTCTGACAATTTAGGAATGCTATAGACCGTGCCCATTTGATGATCCTCGAAATTGACCTGCTTATCGTTGCTTTCCGGTTCGCCTACTTGCGCTCACTGGCCCCACACGAACCAACGCAGGCAGCGCGAGCACCGCGTCGAGCCCCGCCACGACGTTCCGCAGCGATTGCATCGAACGAGACGCATCACCGATGGTCCCCGTCGGTCTCTGCGTCTCGCGGCTTCGGCCGGCCCGATTCAAGTGCATGCGCGAGATGGCGCGCATAGGTGGCGACCGCACGCCAATACGCAGCCATCGGCCCCTTACGCCGCAGCCAAGCAGTCTCAGCTTCGGCATTGGCCCGCGCTCGCAACGCTCGAAGTACGGCCACGAGTGCACGCCGCGAATCGACTGGCAGGTTGGCCAGGTCGCGCCCCTCGGGCAAACGCAATAGAGGATTGATATAGCCCATCATGCCCCCTGCGTAGGCTGGCCCGGATGGGCGGCTAGAAGGGCCCCCATCGCCGCGCGCCATCCTGCAAGCACGTATTCCAGCGGCGCATCACCGTGGTTCGTGCCGAAGTTCGGGACGCTTTTGATGGCAGCACGAACCTCGTCGCCAGTCGGTTCACGCAGTGCTGCCCGAGCGGCTATATGCGCGGACGGCTTCGGGGCGGCCGCAAGAGCGCCTTTCCAGAACCGCCGCATCGCGTCGACGCCGGTCCAGTCGGTATCGTTGACGGTTATCACGATTCCACCTGCGCCGCCGTTCTGCCGCGCGCGCCGCTTGCCATAGTGGCATTCCATTGCCGACTCGATCATCGCGCGCGTGATCTTCTCCGGCACGACCCGCCATCCGGCCGGGATCGCCAGCGGTTCCGCCGCCTGCGCAATTGCCGGCTGCGCGTCCGGCGCCACGTCGCCGAGGCACTTCACATATCCGACAATCGCATCTGCGGTCGATCCGCTCGCGTCGCCGGCGAGTTCGTGCGCTGTCTCGACCGCGGCCGCCAGCGCGATAGCGCGCGAGTCGGCGCGCGTCGGATGGCTCGCCGCGACGCCGTCTTGCAAATTGGCTGTCGCCCAAAGCGCGTGTTGGTGAAGCGACTGGATTTCCCACGCGTTCGTTATGATGCGATCCGCACGGCGCAGCTCGACGAACAGCGCGCGCGGCGTGCCGTCGTCAATCACGGCCTGCCGTTCGTTGGCGCGCGTGACGCCCTCGCCGATAGCGTCGTCGCGCTCATTCGCGTTCGCCCACTGCAATTTCTGGTCGAACGTCATGACACCAAGCGCGTTTCGGATGATCGTGTGCGCCGCGCGCAGCTCGTCGCGAAGTTGTTGAGCGATCGCGGCTTTGTCCGCCGAGCAGCTCGCGGCCAGTGCCGCAAGCGTGAATTCCTGGGCGCCAGTAGAGGTCGCATTCATGCGTCGCCCTCCCGATTCTGGACGCCCCGACCTGCGACGACAGCCTCACGAGTGCGCATACCCGCTTCGAAGATTTTCGCCATCGCACCTCGACGTACCGCATTGCGGATTCGTTTTCTCGCGCACGAGATTGCCTCTTTGCTCGATGCTCCATTGCCCGTGAGCATCCCGCTTTCGATGTTGCTCACGACGTAGAGCTTGTCGTCGCCGTCGACGCGGAAGCGGTTGCGGTGAACACCGAACGTCATGCCAAGGGCGTTCTTGATCACTACCGGCTCGCCTTCCACCCGCTTGAGGCCCTCGCTCATGAGGATTTCGTAGGTAATGGTCATGCCGGCACCCCAGCGCGATTCACCGCAGTCCAGTTTCGGACAATGCACTGCATTGAGTCCATCAGCGCACGCCATGCGGCGTCAGCGGTTTGGCGGGCCAGCGCGAGCCCGCTGTAACGTGACCGTGAAAATTGCAACGAAATGTGCTGCATTTGACTTCCCCTTGTTCAACCCCTTGAACGGTTTCCTGCGTGAAAGTCGCCCGGCCGCTGGGTAGCTATTCCAGCACCGGCGGGGTTGTGAACCGGCTGCCGGGGCGACGGATCGGAGAATAACGTAAGACTTATGCGCTACGCAATGGTCTTGCGCGCAAGGTCTACACGCTTTGCGCGCGCAAGAAACTTGCGCTACCCTTCAACCGGGTTGAAATTCAAGGGGTTATCAATGAAGAACTGCGACTACTACTTGGACCTCGCCAAGGCACGGGCGGGGTTGGCATCTGACTACGCCTTGAGCAAGGCGCTGGGTGCGAGCAGCACGGCGACAATCAGCAACTATCGGAAAGGCCGCAGCCACTTCGATGATGCGATGGCGATCAAGATCGCCCACCTCTGCCAGATCGATCCGGCAGAGATTCTCTTCTCGATGCAAATTGAGCGCGCAAAAAGCGACGAGGCCCGCGCTGTCTGGTCGGGGCTTCTGGAAAAATTTTCCAGGGGTTTTCGGTGGCTGGCGCTACCCGCTAACGCTTGCGGGGCTTTGATCCCGCAGGTGTAACGCCAGCTAAAGTTAGCTTCGTTGGGCGACTAGTTTTCACGTTATGTCAA